CCTTCAGTTCTACCTTGGATCCATTCAGGTGCAGCATGAGCCATACGCTTTTCTACAACCTTATAACCTTTCTTCATGGCAGCATCAACTTGAGCTTCCATAATCCAAGTACTCTGACCTTCTTTATTTTGAATCTTAAATTCTTTAACAGGAAAACCAACAAGGTCACCTAATTCTTCTATCTGAGATAAATTAATCTTTACAACATCCATTTCCATCTCTTTACCAAGCTGGACAATAGCGGAAGTCTTACCAAGGCCCGCATCACCTTCAATATTAATTGCTACAGGTATTTTACCTTCATTTTGAATATACTGGTTATTTGTAACCATGTGCTTTAAAAAGCCTTTTAACTCATCAACGTTTAACTGTGTGATTTTACTCATTTCTTTTTTTTTAATTTAAAGTTCTAATTTAATTTGTCTTCCTGGTAAATCATCATTAAAGTCAGATCTCTCTGACAATACCCATAGGACTGGCTTCCTGGGTTTTATATTTGTCCAAGCCTCTCCATCTGTAAAATAGATTAAGCTTGTAAACTCTTTTCTTTCATTAAATAATTCTAGAGCAGGATCAAAACTTGTTCCTCCTCTACCTGCAACTTCTAGTTCAAACTTTCCATCATATTTCTTGATAGATTGCATCCTAGAATCACATTGTGCAATTGTGATATCAACACCTGCTTTATACAAGTGATGTATCTCATTAATAAACTCTTTTAATTCATCATCACAAACAGAACCTGAAGTATCAATAGCTACAAGCATGTTTTGTCTCATCTTTATCTTAAGGCCAGGATTATCAGAGTACCTTTTGTTCTCTTTTCTCCTAACTTTTCTAGTAAAGATTTTAGTAGATATACCAGTAAATCTTCTAATATATGCTTTCCAATTAAATTTAGGTGGTATAACTTCATCAAGCTTAATAAGACCTGATATCTCACCTGGTACAAATCCTCTCTTTTTAATAGTCTGCTCTTTAGCTTCAGACATAACTCTTTGAATCTGCTTTTCAATAAGCTTCTTCTCAGCTTCAGGCATGTTCTCAAACTCTTCCCACTCATGATCAGGTATATCAACTTCTTTATCTCCACCTCCACCACTACCTGGTCCAATCGTAACTTTACCTTGACCTTGCTCCATACCATCAAGAAGCTTGTCCATGTTTTTACATCCAGAAGATCCAGTATTTTTCTTATCTTCTTGAGCTTGCTTAAGCTTATCATAATAATATCTAGAACCAGCTTTCCTGTCTAGATTAAGATCATCATAGTCATTTATATCTATACCTCCTTCAGGTAGCCAGTGGCCATCTATATACTGATTGATCTCCATGTCCATTGCAATATTGGCCATCTTCTTATCAGTAAACATAGTGAAGGTTGTAAGATGTTGGAATGCTATGTGCAATAACTCATGCTTCAGTAACCCTAGTCTGTGTTCTTCTGACAAATCTGTCCAGAACTTCTCATTGATCATCAATTGAAAGTTGATGCCATTTTTACATACACCTGCAGTTGGAAGTTGATCACTCCAACTCTTGTGTAACATTAATAAAAAGAAACCATAATAGGGTTCCTGTAACATCAAATCTTTTGATGTTTTACTTAGCGAATCTTGTCTATTCATTGTATTATATTTACTTGGATTTCTTTGTATTTAAAATCAAGAGCATTAAATATTCTCTTTTTCTCATTGATAATTTCCTCAATCATCAACTCTGCTACCCATGGTTTTTTGATACGAGCATTTGGTCCTATCATATGACCTAACCATCTTTCCTTATACTTTAAATCTTGCTTATATACAGTAGCTACCCCCTTGGGTCTATGTTTGTTTACTAAATCACGAAATAGTCTTGTAACTCTTACATCTACAGGAGCCCAATCTTCAAGATGAGGGTTACCATATAACCATAAGAATAATAACTCTTCTTTGTAATCTTCTACTACAGTACTGGGGTCACCCAGATTTACAATTGCTTGCATTGCCATATAGTGATTATCTTTATCACTTGACCGCATCATAGTTAGTAAGTTTTTTAAAACTTCTTTATTCATAAATCATCTATCTTTTCTATAATATCATCCTTTAATTCATCAGTCAATGTCTGCAATGGCAGACTTTCTATCCATTCTATTAATTCTTCTTTATTCATATTTTTCCTTTATAAAATCTTCCTAATATATTTCCATTCAGATAGTAATCTTTCTCAAGAACTTCATATTTAAATTGATATTTTGTTTCTTGATAAGTTAATTCTGATTTACTAAAACAAATTTTAAGTATGGTTCTATATATCATTTTACCATCTTTATATGCTTGTTTTAGTTCTTTGTTGCTACTGAAATAGTTTTCATAGTCTAATTTAACAACTGTCTCATATTTCTTAGCTCTTTTGTCTGTCATAGCAGCTAGCGCTTTCTTGCCAAACTTTTTCTTTCTTTTACTATAAAAGTTTTTCTTACCAATGTAAGAATACATTATTCCACTTTTACTATCTAAGTAGTTCATTATGTAAACAAATCCTACAGCACCTTCTGGAATTAATTTATCATTAAAATCTAATAACTTTTTTTTACTTGGTCTATCAGGAGCATCTATTTCTATTTTCCAAGGATACATGTCCTTTTTTATTTTACTCTTTAAACTTTTCATATCAGCTTTTTTAACAGAGGTAATAAAACCTCTCTAGTTTTAGTAAGACCGTGTACTTTAATAGAGTCAGATAAATCTTTCTCCATATCTAGAATCACGTAATCAAAATCATATTTTTCCTTATATCTTTTCATAGATCTAATACCTGCTTCATCATTATCAAACAAAACAAATATCTTTTTATACTTTGTCATTATACTTTTGAGCATGCTCTCTGGTATCAAAGTATTCTCACTGTCAGGTGCAATTGACTCTGCATCATCTAACTTAAGTCTCTCAAAAGCCATTAAGTCTTTTAGTGAAGATGTAATCACAAGATACTTCTTATCATATTTCAATTGATCGGATCCTTGAATGTAGTTCTTAACCTTTATAAACTTCTTATCAGAAACTTTAGGTTGATAAACTTTGTACAGTGTACCATCATCTTTAAAGTAACCATATAGACTAAGACCTTTAATAGTAATTGAACTTTCCTTACCATCATTATCTTCTTTAGTCATCACATAGTACTGTAGCGGGGCCACATTATACTTCTCAAGCAGCCTGGAGCCAATATTAAACTTCGTCCAATACTTTTGATCAATTGTTGTCCAATGTCTGATTTCATAATCAGTTACCTTATATCTACTATGAACTTTATATTCTTGTATAGGATTACAATCATTGTTTAGAACATATTGATTGTAGTCTTGAATAATTTTCATAGCAGATTGTCCCCGTGTAAGGCCAAAAATAATTTTAACAAGCTCTACAGAGTCACCACCATTACCAGAAGAGAAATCTTTAAAACAATATCTTCCTGTAGTAGCATTAAGATAAATGCACATTGAAGGAGTACGCTCTCTTGTATTAACTATAGATCTTATCTTTACATCTTGACCATCAAGTGTCTCAGATAATCCTAAGTAATATTCAAAAGGCCATCCTGTTGGTATATCTTTTAAATCAGAAATTAAATTTTTAATTGAAATCATAAAGTTAGTTTAGACAATAAAAGGGAGCCATTGCTGACCCCCTTTTTGAGTTAGTAGTTTAGCTACTAGTCTAGGTTAAAGTCAGCACTTGTTTTTGTAGATACAGTCAAATCATCATCATTACCAAAAGATTCAACAGGCTTGTTCTCAATCTTTCTTAAATGTTTAGATTCATCATACGTTAAAATAGCACTTTCACTTGTACCATAAGCATACTTCTTGTTTTGCGCTTTTGCAAACCAACAATCATATGCTATATAACCTGATTTATTTTCATATTCTTTACCTGCAATACAAGTATGTAAATACTTATCTTGATATGGTGCAGTTTCATTGAATGCTTTTACAAAGTCTTCAATTGTTTCATGTTTGTTATCTTGTTCGGAAAACCAATCTGTAATTCCAAGAGCAGTAGATAAGTTCTTTAAGAACATTAAGACTGATCTATCTCTCTGAATTTTAATACCTGATTTAGTTTCACCATCAGCAAATGCATATTGACTTGCTTTTACTCTTCCAATCTGACCCTCATAGTGACCTTTACTTTCATCATTTCTATCTCTCATAAAACCTTCAAAACCTTCTATAGGTTTAGTTTCCATTTCTAACATAAAATGAAAAGCACCTTCTATAAATCTAAATTCTTCTAATCTTACACTGTTGATTTTTAATTCATGATTACCTGGTCCAAATGTTTTGGGCATTCCGCTACCTCCACTACCTGTGGACAAATCTGTTGTACTTAAAGCCATTGATTTTTGTTTTTTTAGTTATTAATTAATTACTTGTATATTTTATTCCAGTGAGTTTTTATCTCACCCTTGTCATTCATTTCAGAAACTACTATCTCTTCATTTCTTAAGTGGTCTGGTCTAGCACCACATGTTACATTATCATTATTCTTAAAGTTGATAATTGTTTGATTACCTTTTCTAAACATGTAACCAATAGCATCTGCATTAGCACATATAAGAGATTTTATTTTACCTGTCAAATCAATATTTGCAGCCATAACCATCTCACCTTTATCATCTACTACCTTGTCTTTAATGTGACCTGATAAAATAATATGGGGTGCTAATGTATCAATAAAATCTAAAACTTGAAAGAAAGCTTGACGAATATATAAATAACCAGCACCATTTGGTAATGTAGTTACATCAGTTCCATCATAGTTTTTACCCATAGGGGTTTTTCTATAAAGTTTAATTGCTAATGGCATTACCATAGCTTCTAATGCAGTCACTGT